CAGACAATATTGAGTATAATCCCAATATAAGAGGTACAAACTTTAAAAGCATTTTACTTCCTGAGCTATTTGGTGATATTGCAATTGCTAAAATAAACAAATAAATACCGGTTACCAAAAATATATACTTATTCATATTTACACTTTTTGATCCTTTCTTTTTTGTATTTTAGTTTGTAAATCTTAATATAATTTGTAAATGTTGAAAACTTATTAAAAACAAAGTATGTTCTATTCCAGTATTCATAAAAATCTTTTTTGTTTAAATGTTGTGAAATTTCTTCAATCTTTTTTCTTTCACATTTTAATACTTTTTCAAATTGTGATTGAAGTGACAATGGATAATTCTTTTTTTTAAATATAACTTCTTTTGTCAATATATTGCTATTATTTATAAAATTCCTTCCAGAAGTTGTCAAATTCCCGTTTTCATCTTTGTACCTTTCCATTTCTGAAAGGTCAAAACATTTTCTTTCACCATCATAGTTTAATCGTGTCATTTTATCCCCCTTTGATTTTATTTTACTGTTTTTCCTTTCAATATGGCTTTTGCATCATCCATTATTACAAGTTCTTTTTTGTCCTTAGTTCCTTTCAATTTCCCACTACTCAACAATTTCTTCATTTGATTTCTCCTGTTCTAGTAGCGATTGCACTTCTTTTGTTGCTAGTTTTTCTGCGAGTGCTTCTCTTATTAAATCTGTAAATGTTAGTCCTAAACTACTAAGTTTCTTTATCTTTTGTTCTGTTTCCTCGTCCGTATAAAAAAATTTTGGGCAAGGATTAAATTTCCTTCCTATCTTTTTTTTTATTGCTGGGTTTTTCTTTTTCACTTTTTTTCATCTCCTCGTAACCAAATTTTTGAAAATTCACACTGTTTATTTTGTGCTTTGTCTAGTATTTTTCTTTCTTTTTCAGTCATTTTTTTTCCTTCAAAACTATTTTTTAAAATTTTAACTATTTTTGTCATTTTTTATTCCCCCTTTTTTATTTCTTGCCCCTAATAATAGAATAGCACAATTATATGATATTGTCAATACTTTTTTATATAATTTTTTATATACAATTTAATGTTTTTATTGTATTATTAGAAGAAAATAATATCTAAATATGTTTAAATATGTTTAAATATATGATATAATATCAATATTGGAGGTGATAATTTGGATATTTTTTATACGGTAGAAGAAATTGCAAAAATTTTGAAAATTACAAAAGAAAATGTTAGGGCTATTATTCGACAAAACAAACTGAAAGCAATAAAGATTGGTCGAGAATTAAGAGTAAAAGAATCAGATCTAAAAGAATTTGTAAAATAACATCGGAGTTGATGCTCTACTCTATCAGTAAATTAATAAGGAGAATATGAGAATATGAATAACATGATTAGAAGTGTTTGTGGAATATTAGGAATTATATTAACAGCAATATCAATAATTGCATCGTCTGGCTATATACTTAATGAATCAAATAGGGTACAAAACAAATCTATACAAAGTTCGGCAACTTATAAGCAATTGGAAGAAGGAAAAATAATACAAAAGGACCTTTACGGAACTAAAAAAGAAGAGTTACAGCGACTTAAGGAGTTGCAAAAACAACAACAACTTGACGGACAAAGAGCCGTTGACAGTTTACCGAGAAACTACACGACAGCAAAACAGAACATGAGGACGGCAACACAAAACAAAATAGCAGGAACTCAAGAACAAATAAACAAAATACAAAACGAATTATCCACGGTATCAAGTGAGCTTCAAAAACCTATTGACGTTAAAAACGTTAATTTTAAAGCTGAAAATGGTTATATTGCATTATTTCAATTGTTAGCTGATAAACTTAATAATTTAGAATCATTCAAAGAATCCCCTACTACTTCTGATAGACTTTTGACATATTTTTTAATGTTCATATCGGCAATATTTGAAATATTGGCAGTTGTACTTTATATAATTAACAGGAAAATATTATCGGCAATTGCTTTTGTTATTTCTTTTGCTTTTACGTGTTTTCTTATGGTATCAATGGCTTTTGGTATAGTTGCTTGTATACTAGCAGGACTAATGGCTTTTGTAATGGACTTTTCAAAAGTTGTTATGCTCAAAATTGCTTTTGATGGAAAAATAAATTATTCGTCCCCTACTCTAGCAAAAAACAAACCATTTACTAATTTTAAATCAAAATTAGATAATCTAAAAAGCCTTAAAATACCAAAGCGTTCAGGCAGTCCAATTACTGCACGCAAGATTGGTTTTGACATTGAGAATAAAAAAGTCCCAAACCTCGTCAAATTTGATAAGGTTTCAGACTTTAACGATGGTGATTTAAAAAAATATATTGAGTATATGAACTCAACTGCAATTGATGGAATTTCACAAGGATATTGTAAAATTGCTAAAAATATCGGAATACCTGTAAACAAAGCAAATAAAATTAAGGGATATTTAGAGCAAAAAAACATCATAAAAACGGTTGGTGGCAAAACTGAAATTATTAAAAATATTTAAATTTAAAAAACTGAAAGCGTGTCAAATTTGATGAGGTTTCAGATTTTTATACATAATTAATTTTTAAAAAGAGGAGAGGGAATAAATGACAAGTAAAACACACGTAGCATTAGGATTACTTACAGCACTAACAATAAAATATCTTATACCATATTCTGATACATACACGCTAATAACAGGTGTGTGTATCGGTTCGCTTTTTCCGGACCTTGATACAAAGAAGAGCGACCCATCACAGATATTTCCACCAGTTTGCTATGTAATTGACAAAATGACAAAGCATAGAGGAGCGACCCATCAAATATTTCCTATATTGTTTATCATTATTTGGTTTTTCACTAGGGCAAATTACATGCTTTACTTGGGTGTAGGTGCATTTAGTCATTCGTTAATAGATATTATTACTTTAGCAATTAATATTCGTTGTGGAAGCACTGGCGAGCAAATATTATATTATTTTTGTTGGATAAGTAATCTTGTTTTAGCAATTTATTTAATTTTAGGTAAAAAATAATCATTTACAGTAACAATTACTTTATGTTATAATATATTAATCGAATTATTCCCCTTTAATTTTATTTAAAAAATCTCTTGTTCGCAGGAGATTTTTTTATTTTGTCTATTTATAAAAGTATTTACAAATATATTTAAAAAACTATTGACTTTTATATTTATTTGTTATATACTTAGAAAGTAAGATAAATAAATTTGGAGGTGGGAAAAATGAAAGATTGGAGCATGAAGAATGTTACTTTCAGTATGTCGCAGGAATTGAAAAAGAACTTGGAAATTTTAAAGAAGTTAAAAGTTATAAAAAATCAGTCCAATTTTATCACAGAAGCAGTAAAAGAAAAAATTGAAAGAGAAAAATTAACGTTTGATTCTATGAATTTTAAGGAGGATGAGAATGTATGAAAGAATCAGTTACAAATAATGAGAAAATCAGTAATTTTCTAAATAATTTACACGATGACGCTATATTACTTGGGGATTCTGAAATTTTACATGAAGTACAAAATTTAATTAAGGATATTTGTCTTAATAAAGGTTTTTGTATGAAATGTTTTTCAAGAATCGAAGAAGCAAGAATTTTTGGTGAAGAAATTACTTGTTGCAATTGTAATGAAATATAAGATGGAGGTGTCGTAATGATTGATAATGAAAATTTAGAAATGGAAATAATGGAAAAATTAACAGCGAATAGTCATTTTGTAATAGAAAACGACATCATTGCAGAAGCATTAATAAGGAAAATTGCATTTGAAAAAAAAGAAATGAAAAGACAACTACAGGTAATCGATTATTTCATACAAGAATATGAGCTTAAGAAAAATGAAGTAGAATCAAAATTTGAAATAAAAACACAAAATATAATTAATTTATTGTCGGAATATTTTGAAAGAGTTGAAAGAAAAGCAACAAAGACACAAGAAACTTACACGTTGCCAAGTGGCAAGCTTAAAAAGAAATTTGGAACTGTGGAATATATAAAAGACGATAAATTGTTATTGGAATGGTGCAAAACAAACAATCGTCAAGACCTGATACAAATAAAAGAAACTCCAATGTGGGCAGAATTGAAAAAAGAAATACAATTAAGCAATGGAACTGTGTTAACGCAAGACGGAGAAATTATTGAATGTATAAAAACAGAATTAAAACCAGATAAATTCGTAGTGGAGGTGGACTAAATGGGAATACCAGTATTGATAATAGGAAAAAGTGGAATGGGGAAATCAACATCATTAAAAACTTTCAAAAATGAAGAAATTGGCTTAATAAATGTATTAGGAAAGCAATTGCCTTTTAAAAACAAAATAGATAGCTTCACTTGTGATGATTACAAAAAAATAACAGAAATTCTTAAAAGAACTAGCAAAAAAATAATTATAATTGATGATGCAGGATACTTGATAACAAATCATTTTATGAAAGGTCATGCAGACGCAGGAACTGGCAATGCAGTATTTGCCTTTTATAATAAAATCGGTGATAATTTTTGGAATCTTATTGAAACCATCAAAGGATTATCCGCAGATAAAATAGTGTATCTTATGATGCACGAAGATAAAAACGACTTTGGAGATATAAAGCCAAAAACAATCGGAAAAATACTTGATGAAAAAGTATGCCTTGAAGGATTATTTACAATCGTTTTAAGAAGTCAAAAATCAAATGATAAATATATTTTCAGTACACAATCAAATGGTTTTGATGTTGCTAAAAGTCCTATGGATATGTTTGAAAAAGAAATTGATAATGATTTAAAAATGGTAGATATAAAAATAAGAGAATACTGGGAATTAAATAATTTAGAATCAAAGGAGGAAAACGAAAATGCGAAAACTTAATTTAGATGGTGTAGAAGAATCAAAAGAATTTGTTGTATTGCCAAAAGGTTTGTATGTAGCAAAAATAACAAAGGTAGAGGATGTTGAAGATAAAGAATATTTAAGGGTAGAAGTTGATATTGCAGAAGGGCAATATAAGGATTTTTACAAAGAATCTAAATTTAAATTAAATATGATTAAAAGTTATAAAGATAGTGCATTACCATTTTTTAAATCTTTTATTACAGCTACTGAAAAATCAAATGATAATTTTAAATTTAATGAAGAAAAATTGCAAGAATTGGTAGGTAAAAAACTTGGAATTGTATTGGCTGAAAGGGAATATAAACATAGTAGTGGTGGTATTCGTGAATCATTGTATATTTACCAAACTAGAAGTATTGAAGAAATTCGCAAGGGTGATATAAAAATTCCTGATATTAAAAAACTTGATGGTAAAGTAACAGGATTTACGGATATAACGGATTCAATAATAGATGGAGATTTACCTTTTTGATACTTAATATTATAATTAAGTATAGTAGATTTTGACTAAATATAATTAAAGGTGGAATAAAAATGAGAAAAATAACACAAGAGGAATTTAATAATTTTGAAATTATTTACGGAGTTAAACAATGTATTAGTGGGGATTATAGTGATTTTAGCAACTTTGCCGAAAGGTGTTCGTTTGCCGAAGAATGTTCGTTTGCCAAAGGGTGTTCATTTGCCGAATGGTGTTCATTTGCCGAAGAATGTTCGTTTGCCAAAGAATGTTCGTTTGCCGAAAGGTGTTCGTTTGCCGAATGGTGTTCATTTGCCGAAAGGTGTTCGTTTGCCAAAGGGTGTTCATTTGCCGAATGGTGTTCATTTGCCGAAGAATGTTCGTTTGCCGAAGAATGTTCGTTTGCCGAAGAATGTTCGTTTGCCAAAGGGTGTTCATTTGCCGAATGGTGTTCATTTGCCGAAGAATGTTCGTTTGCCGAAGGGTGTATTATTGAAACAAAATACAATCTTCAAAAAATGAAAAAAATAGATAATATCGGTAGTAGAAACCAATGTACATATTTTTTTCTGTGCGATGAAGGGTTGTTTGTAAGATGTGGATGTTTTTTTGGAAATATTTCAGAATTTGAAAAACAAATAAAAGAAACATACGCAGAAGGAACAAAGCCCTACATTGAATATATTGAAGCAATTTCGTATATTCAGAAAATTATAAATTTATAATTTTTAATTAAATACCTTACTCTAACCGGTAGGGTATTTTTTATGCCTAAATCCGTTTTTTGTTTTTTTATAGGTCTATAGTCCTATTTTTTTGTTTGATTGTTGACAACAAGTTGTAAAAATTGTATACTTACATAGTAGTAACTTAAAAATTTATAAGGAGGTTTAAATCATGATAACAACTAAGATTAATAAAGAAACTAAAAAGAAATTACTTGTATTAAAAGCATTAAACAACGAAAAAAGTATTTCAGATGTAATTGATTATTTGATTGAATTATTCGAAGAAAAAAAGGAGGAAACAAAATTTGCCAAAAATTAAAGAAGAAAGTTTCAAAAAAGCAATTTGCAATTCGGGGTTTTATGGATATAAAAGTAAGTGGCTAGGTTCTACTTGCTATAAATTAATTCCACTCGGTTGCGGAATGGCAAATGTAAGGTTGCAGTCTATGAAATTTACAGTTAAATTTTTAAAAGAAAAAGGCTGGGATGTGAGTTATTTTTATCAAATGGACTAAAGGAGGAAAACGAAAATGCTGAAAATTGATCAAGAATTTAAAAACCTTATTCCAGAGCTTAGTAAAGAAGAATTTGAACAGCTCGAAAAGAATTGTATTGCTGAAGGTATCAGAGATTCAATTAAATTGTGGAGTGGCACAGATATTATAATTGACGGTCATAATAGATATAAAATTGCGTTAGACAATAATTTAAAATACGAAACTTATGGTATGGGGTTTGATACTAGGGATGATGTTATTGATTGGATGATTAATAATCAGTTAGGAAGAAGAAACCTTAGCAAAGAGACTCAGAGTTATTTGAGGGGATTGCAATATAGTAGGGAGAAGAAGAAGGTTGGAGCTCAGGAAGAAAATAAAAATTCTTCAAAAAACGAAGTGGACATTTTGACTACTTCGAATAAAACAGTAGAAAAACTAGCAGAACAGCATAACGTGTCACCCAAAACAATTCAACGTGACGAACAATACGCAAAAGCCGTTGACGAGATTGTTAAGAATACCACGCCAGAAGTTAAATAAGCTATATTGAATAGAGAAATTTAATAAATAATGATATTACTTTGGAGGTTTAACAATGGATAAAGATGCCTTTTACTTTCCGCACTTTAGCAACGCTAGGAATGACAGAAAACTCAAAAGAGTTAGAAAAGATTTAGGGTTAGAGGGGTATGGTATATATTTTATGTTGCTTGAAGTGTTGAGAGACCAAACGGAATATACTTATCCTTATCAAGATATTGATCTACTTGCAGACGAATTTAATACTAGTACAGCAAAAATTGAAGCAGTTTTAAATATGTATGGTTTATTTAATAAAGATAGTAATAATATGTTTTATAGTCCTAATTTTTATGAATATATGAAACCTTACTTAAAAATGAAAGAACAAAGAAGGGAAGCAGGTTTAAAGTCGGGTGAGGTAAGAAGGTTAAAAGCAAGTATTAAAGCCGAACAAGAAGAAATAAAACAACTAGAAATTGAACGACCGTTCAACGAATGTTTAACGACCGATGAACGGATGTTGAACGAAAACGAACAAAGTAAAGTAAAAGAAAGTAAAGTAAAAGAAAGTAAAGTAAAAGAAAGTAAAGTAAAAGAAAGTAAAGTAAAAGAAACAAAGGAAACAAAGAAAAAAGAATATATTGATTTTTCAAAACTTTTAAATACTGAACCTGTAGAACTACAAAAAGCTTTAAAAAACTACATACAGCATAGAAAATTAATTAAAAAACCTATTAAAAGCATTGTTGCATTAGAACTTATTATAAAAAAAGCCAAAGAACTTGGCGAACCAATAGCAGTAATTGAACAAAGCATTGCAAATGGTTGGCAAGGTTTATTTGAGGTAAAAAAAGTTAAAAATAACAGTTTAGAAACAAGCCAAAATGGAAATGTATTTTCAAGACTATTGGAAAAGGAGTTGAGCAAAAATGGACAAAGTTGAAACCTTAGCAATATTGAATGTTATAAAGATTTCATATCCTTATTTTTACAAAGACCTAAAGGATTCCGAAGCTGAAAATATGCTTAATGTTTGGGCAATGATGTTTGAAAATGATAATGCAAGAATTGTTGTTGAAGCAGTTAAAGCAGTTATTACAAGTTCTAAATATCCGCCAAATATTGCTGATATAAAAGAAAAGATTACATTATTAACAAAAGATGAAGGATTGACAGAAATGGAAGCATGGGGAATTGTTTACAAAGCAATTTGCAGTTCGGGTTATAACAGTATCGAAAACTTTGAAAAATTACCTGTAACGTTACAGAAAATAATAGGTAGTGCAAAACAATTAAAAGAATGGGCTATAACAGAAAATTTGAATATTCAAGTAGTGCAAAGTAATTTCATGCGAAGTTACAAAGTTATGCAAGAAAGAAATAATTTGATTAACAAATTGCCTGAAAGTTGTAAAAATATGATTAATAAAGGGGTTGACCAATTATGTCTGGATGTATTAAATGTAACGGAAAAGGATTTATAAGTTTTAAATCAAGTTACATGGGTTGTGAAAGTTTTGATTATAAGTCCTGTACATGTTTAGATTTATTTTTAAAAACCGCTTCACCTATTGAAATTGTGGATTATTGCAGAAAAGGCATTATTAATTTAAAGCAAGTTAAAATGTTTGATGATGAAGGTTTGGCAGATTGTCCATTTGATTAAATTAAACCAAAGGAGAACACAAAAAATGAATGAAATAACTGTAATTGTTGATAGTCGTGAACGTTGTAATATGAATATTTTAAAGTATTTAAACGAAAATAATATTAAATGGATTGTGGAAAAATTAGACTTTGGGGATTATACCTGCAAAGTAAACCTTGACGGAAAAGAAGTTGACCTTAGAAATATTTTGGTAATTGAAAGAAAAAATTCGCTTACAGAAATATCAAATAACTTTTGTAGGTGTAGAAACCAGTTTGAAACAGAGTTTTGTAAAGGAATAAACGCAGGTGCTAAGTGGGTTTTGCTTGTGGAGGACGAAAAAGTAAGGGAGAAATGTAAGTTAAGGATTGAAATGGATAAAGTAGGAATTGACCAAGAAACAATTTTTCGAAAAACTTGGAGAAGCAGAATGTCAGGTAATGCAATGACGGCAAGTTTTAAAGCATTCAAAGAACGGTACAACTTAGAATTAGTGTTTTGCAAACAGAAAGATACAGCAAAGCGAATGCTAGAAATATTTGATAGGGAAGTTGAAAGTATTAAATTATTAAATAAAGGAGATGATTAAATGGATTATGAAATAAAAAAAATATCAAGAAACGAAACAAAAGACTTTATTATTAACATACATTATGCACACCGTATGCCAAGTATAAGTTGGGCATATGGAATGTATGATAATGGTGAATTAATTGGAATTTGTACATATGGGAAACCAGCATCACCGTCTTTATGTATAGGAGTTTGTGGAGTTGAAAACTCTAAATATGTTCAAGAATTAAATCGCTTGGTCTTAAAATATAACAAACCAAATCAAGCAAGTTATTTAATATCTAAAACATTGAAGATGCTACCTAAACCAATGGTTATAGTTAGTTATGCAGATACTGAACAAGAACATAAGGGGATAATATATCAAGCTACAAATTTCTTTTTTACTGGTACATCTAAACCAAGAACAGATATGGCTGGAAAAGATGGTAAACATAGCCGACACCATTTAGGGGATAGGACACAAAGAGTTAACAGAAGTGCTAAACATAGATATATATATTTATTAGGTACAAAAAAAGAAGTAAAAAAATTAAAAAAAGAATTAAAATATCCTATATTAGAATATCCTAAATTATTTAATAAATAAAATACTTGCATTATTTAATTATTTAATATATAATATATTTAGAACCTGTGGACGGTCACCGTCAAGGTATGGAGGTAATAAAATGAAAAAGTGTATATTTAGAGGTAAAGATTCTGGGCTATATTATGGGGAAGAAATTTCTATTGAAGGTCAAAAGGCAGTAATAAGAAACGCACGAAATCTGTATTATTGGGAAGGTGCTACACGGATAGAACAACTAGCTACAGATGGAACTAACAAACCTGATAGATGTAAATTTACGCAGACAGTGAGCGAAATAGAAATATATGATTTGGTGCAAAAAATACCTTGCACCGAGAAGGCTATAAAGAACATTGAGGAGGTGAAAGAATGGAAAATATAGATATTTTTTTGAGTAAGTTGTCTGGGTATGGGTCTGGGTCTGGGTCTGGGTATGGGTCTGGGTCTGAGTCTGGGTCTGGGTATGGGTATGGGTCTGGGTATGGG